GTATGTAGTCGTTTGTTGACTGACATTGTATACTCCAACTAACAGGTTCAAACTCATCTTTAAAAGATTTGTTAGGGTATGTCAATATGTAAGCTTCTATGCTGGTGATTGCTGTTGTCCCAGACTTATCTACAAGAGCTATTTCTAGTCTTCCTGTACCTTCTTCAATATCTAATTTGTGTATTTCAGATAATATATCGTTTGTCTGAGATGTTTGTAAAAGTGTGATGTTTATTATTGCAGATGTATCCAAGTCTTTCACACGGGTATTTTTACCTCTTATCCCTTTTATAAATTTAAAAGTGGATGTAGACTTTTCTATGGAGATCTCATTCCAGCCAGTGCATATGTGTCCAGCTATTATCAAATAAACATCTGATGGGTTGTAAGTGTTTACTATTGACATTTAACAACCTATGTATTCGTTGGTGTATTTAACACTTGTTGTACTAGAGGTAATCCTGACAAAAGTAAGTTCGCTAACTGTTCAGCAACACCAACCTTATCATTTCCTCCAACATTTATAACACCACTGTCTGCACGTAATCCCCAAACACAAGTATCTTCTTTAGTAGAATAAGTAAGTGGGGGAATAACTTCTATCCAACAGGATGGGGAAAAGAAATAACCTGTACCATTCGAGTCTTTAATGAGCAGAGGAAACATTCCCTTTTGTGTAATCTCATCAAGATTACTAAGTCTCATGAGAGTATCATTACAAGGGCTTGCCCTCAGCAATGTTAAACTTATAGAGAATGTACTATTATTTGTGTATTTTCTTTCAACCCTTCCATCTGCGCTTCTAGCTGAAGTATAGGGAAGTACATCTTTAGCTACTTCTACAAATTTCCCTGCTGCAAGTCCTTCAAGAGTAAAGAAGCTACCTATTGTAATTTGAACATCTTCAGGACTATAGGCCCATAAACTCATTTAAGTTTCCTCACAGAAAGAAAAGGGAGCGCAAGGCTCCCTTATGATCTCCAACGAGCTGGGACAGTGAAGCCAAGCTTTTCTAATTGAGCAACAGTTTCTGCACCAATTTTGGCATTACCACCCAACTGCATATCAAGGGTGTTAGAAGTAATCACCCAGTCACGGCTTTCACCTTCAGTGGAGAAGCTTGCTGCTGGCTTACCTTCAATGAAGCAGTCTTTAGCAAAGAATCGTGAACGTCCTGTACCATCAACAACGGAGATTGTAAACAGAGCACTATTGTCTCTGGTTTGCATATCTCGCTCTAACAATGAATTCAGTAAGTCATTTGTTTGTGAACTTTGATGTAATGAGAAAGTAACTGTCCCTGAGTCATTTCTACGAAACACACGGTAACCTGTCTGATCTGCACCACTCACCATAGTTGAATAAGGGTTAGTGCGTTCTGCTGTGATGAAAGTACCTTCAGCGTACCCACTAACAGCGTGGGCAATCTCTCCGTAAGTAATAATTGCAACACAGTCATCAGGAGAGTATGTACCAAGATTATTATCTGCCATTATATTCTCCTAATTAAACAGTTAATGTTCCGTCAATAATGATTACGCGAGCGGAACCTTTATAACGTGCAGTGAATTTAAATGTACCAGCAATACCTTGAGATTTGAGATTGGCAGGTACGGCTAGTGGATCTGGGACGTCAATACTAATATTATCGATTGCGTCATTAGCAATACCTTGAGCAAGAACATTACGCATCTCACTTTCAATAATAGAGAATCCTCTACGATCAAAAGGAATTTTAAGGCTATTTACTAAACGGAAGAAAATACCTTCCTTCATTCTTGCATCAATCCAATCTTTAATAATAATTTCATAGATAGGACGACCATCTGACATATCACCCTCTTGGAAGATATTTTGTCCACCGACGCGAGTGTAACGATTAATGCTTTTATTTTTAAGATTGGTAATCTCTGTAGCAGATAGTTTACTTACAGTTACACCTGAAACACGTTTAAAGTCCCAGTCAGCAGCGCCGACGATCTGAGGTAACATACCACCAACCCAAGCAGCTTCTGGATACTCTGTATCTGCTGTTGGAAGATAAGTAATGAAAGTACGTGTGTAACCAGCAAGGTTGAGTAGAGCACCTACATCAGTTACTGTAGAAGCTTTAGACCCCAGTGTTGATGTAGAGGTTCCGTAAATCTTTTTCTCTGCTTCAATAGATGCAGCCAGTGCAAGAATATCTGCATCAAGATGAGTTTCTGCAACAAGACAATACCACGCATCATTAACAAAACTAACAGCGTCTTTAGCATCCACCCAAGTTTCTGTTGGGGTTACAACCTCAACGATCATGTTTGTAGATGCAGTCACAGACCAAGCAGTGCCTAGTGTAGTAACTCTTGCTGTCAGTGTACCATCTAAGTTATTTGTAACAGTAACTCCAACTTTTGGAGATATGTCATATTGAGTTTTAATACCAGCGGCAACGTTAGAAGCGCTATCTCCACTCACAGGAGTGTAAGAGTAAGTTGTACCGTTGATTACTAAATTACACGTTTGTCCTACTACTACAGTTGGAATACTGATATCCACTTCATCCACTTGTCTACGACCTACTAAGATAGATGGAGGTCTTCCATAATTACCAGACTGACCAAACAATTTACTGGCAATCTTGTAGACATTAGAAGAAGAGTTGAAATCTTCTGCAACACCATCTAAATCTGTGTAGGTGCGGACACGCTCACTGAAGTTTGTAAATGTTGCTAGAACTAGGGGGATGTTGAACGCTGCTGTTTCTACAGAAGCAGTATCCCGTCTAATAGTGATCTGGATAATATTATCTAATTCACTCATTGTGTTTCCTGTTAAATTGTTTCTGGAATTGTTATTATTTCGCCACTATCTGCATTCTGCATAATGACTTGCTTAATGTACGGGATTGAATCTGTGATACCAGCGAAGAAGTTAAAAGTAACTGTGTAGTTGAAAACATCAACCCATATCGTGTTGCGAAGATAGGGTATTCTTCTAACTGAAGATTTGTTTTTTACGGATAGGTTTAAGGACTGCGAAAGTTCTTTTGTTACAATTGAATTAGATATACGTCCGTGAGATGAATAAGCTTTATCTCCAGATGTGTTACCAATGAAGTTGACTAAGAGGGTTAGTTCGTAAGGAGCAATTGAATTAACAACAATGTTATCACCTACAACAACATCATTATCGTAAGTAGCCCTACCAACCTGTTCTATCGCTAAAATAGAAACTGTACAGTAATCTCCGGTTGGCTCAGCCTTACCTTGATTTGCATGAATGACTTTAATTGTTGGATATTGACTCAAGCTACTTTCTACAATCTCTTGCACAGCTTCTTTAAGATCTTCATAGAGTGCCATTTACTACTCCTGAGTCAATTCTATTCTTACAGCCATTGCTTCTGTATGATCTAAAATACCCATTGTGTAACGTTTGGTTTTACGTATTTCATATGTATCACCTAACCACTCAAACCTATCACCAGCATATCCAGCAATACCTTCTTTCTTTTTTCTCAAAGGGGTAGATGTGTATATGGTTTGCCATTCTTCGGTTCTGTCACTTTCAGGCATTGACTGTATTTTTGAATAATTAGAGGGTTGAATATTACACTGTGCTGTAAACACCTCATCTGTACCATCTACCCAAACACCTTTATCGTTATAATCACCTTGGGATTGTCTAGTAAAAACTATTGGTACTTTTCTGGTAAGAGAGAAGTTAGGAATGCTCATTATCGTTCAACCTTTACCTTGAAAGAATCTCTCATTTTACCAGTATCAACCAAGGGGTTATCTTCCCCTTTAATCCTGACAGTGCTTGGGGCGTTAGGAGGTGTGTCCCATTCATCGATAATATCCACCATATCAGGAACAACTTTCTTACCGATCACTTCATATTGTTTCTCGTAGGAGCTTCCATTCAAAATATCGCGAAAAGCTTTCTTATAAGATTTTGTGTATTTCGTAGTCTTTAGTAAATCTCGTAAACCTATAGTCATGAATGGTCTAGGTGGAATATACCCACCATCAACAAAAGGTATTCCTAGATCCTGCCAAGCAGCTACTAATGGAACAGGTAAGTAATTATTATCTTCACCGTAAGAATCTTCTTGGAAAAAACCCATGTGAAGTTTTTTCTCATTCTGTTCGGCAAAATTTTTCCTTATTTTTTCCCACACACTTTTATTTGCTTTAATACTTAATTGGGTGGACATTAAAACCCTCCCCACATTCTGTAGTATTAGTGTAAAGAAAAGAAGATGTTCTAGGGTTATCAGCATCTTCAGCAGATTTCTCTAAATCAGATTTAGATATCCCCGCCACATAGGGGGTAAATCCGACAGGAAGTGAAATAACAGGGTTTGATATGAAAGATTTGAGTGAGTCTAAATATAGCTTTCTGTCTTCAGCCCAAACCTCAATATCTCCTGTCACTTCTTTTGTAGATTTCTGTGCAAGATTCCTAATTATAACTCCAGCGCAAAAATAAGCAGCTTGCATGACATTGCCATTAAATAGATCAAGGCAATCCTGAATCTCTTCATCTGTCATCATTGGATAAAAGACGCCACCTTCAGTATCTGCCACCATCCATCTAATTCTTTCTATACTACTAAGAGCCATACCTTGTCCTCTTGTAGAGGGCGGTAGCCCTCAGTATTAATTGTCACCAGCATTGATGTAGGTAATACGGATTGTGCCAGTTACAGTGAGGGCATCATTACCAGCAGAACCAGCATCTGGGATGGCAAAGTTAAGGAATACAGGGACAGCAGTATCAGTTCCATCTAGTTTGACAGTTGCGGTAGAGTGGCCATTGACTGCCCCAGCACCAGCAGTAAGAGTGGCTGCTGTTGATGCCATAATATTAGCTTCAGTACCTGTCAATGTTGCATCAGCATTAGATACAGCAGTAGTACCAACAGAAGAAACAACAGCAGCAGTTGCTGTTATGTTAGTTCCTGCACGAACAATACTTAGTGCAGCCACTGCACCGATGATCATAATGTTACCAGCAGGCATTGTAAAAATTTGTTTAGAACCGTGACAACCGGCAGTGGTAGCATCAGTCATAGCAACAGAAAAGGCAGAAAAAGGAACAGTGAAATATTGAGGAACTACCACACTTTGTGTAGCCGTAAGACCAGAACCAGCAACACCTTGAGGTAAATCAAACAGATCATTCAACTGCTTTACAGTGTTGATATGGCCTGTCTTTGTATTGAATAGAGACATTTATATGAACCTTTATTTTATGATAATTATTGTAAAGCCTTCTCTCAATAAGAAAGCTTTAGAATAATAGCGGAGACAAGCCCCGCTACATAAATCAATTAAGATTTGGTAACACGTACAATAGCATCAGGCCAACGAAGAACTGGCAAGAAGTTAGTTTCAACTTCCATGGTAATCAATTCATCATCCACCAGCTTTTCAAAGTAATACATTTCTTGTGCTGTTTGTTGGATTGTGCTGAATTTCTTTTTGCTAGGAGCAAAGTGAACTTCAAGCAAGTCAGGAACATCCACAGGAAATACACGCACTTCGTTAGCAGTCATCTCTTCAGAATCAACACGAACCCAAGTGATACCACCCATTTCAAGAACACGATAGCGAGTATCCAAAGGCAAACCTTGAGTACCAAGAATTTGGTTAAGGATTGCTACTGACTGATCTTGAGCAATGTATTTTAAACTGTCAACAGTGTACGGGTGACGTTCAAGAGCGTCAAACCAATCACGATGAGCCAAACCAATAAAGCGGTTAGGGATATAACCACCACGGAAAGTGTCTTTCACATGATCTGAGATTTGATACAGGTAAGGCATTGGATCAATACCTTCATCTGACAAAGGCACATTAACTACTTTACGAGTAATACCGAACTCGGTGTAATAATCCACCAAATTACCAAGTTCATCAATAGTTGCGG